CACTGGCGGCAATCAGGATATTGCAGCAGAACTTTGGGGTGAGCCTGACAGTTGCGAAACCGGTTGAAAAACAGCAACTATCACCAAAGCCAAAACGAGCGAGCTACCTGCAACGTGGCAGGCGAGACTCAAGACGTGGCGGTTATTTGAGGACTTAATATGGCGTGGACACAGACACAACTTGATGCGATGAACACGGCGATTGCTGAGGGTACTCTGACGGTACGCTTTGCAGACCGGTCAGTTACGTACCGGTCGCTGAATGAAATGCTCAGAATCAGAACGCTGATGATGGACGAGATTGGCACCAATGCAGTCGTAAAAGATCAGATGCGCACTTTTAGCTACAGCAAGGGCATCACGTGAAGCCGCTGCACTCGATGCTGGTTGCGCTGGCGCCCCGGCTTGCATTAAAACGTGAGCGCGCCAGGTTGCAACTAAAAAACATCCAGGCTTATTACGATGGCTCTGGTTCCGGGCGGCGCTGGGATGGCTTGCGTAATCGGTCGACCTCAGCCAATGCAGAAGTTAGCGGGAGCTTGCCAAAGTTGCGCGACCGTCACCGGGAGTTATTGCGCAATAATGCGTGGGCGCAAAATGCGGTCCGTGCGATTGTAACGAACACCATTGGTCATGGGATCATGGGGGAGATATTCGATGGTACAAAGCGCAACAATAAATTAACGGATTTATGGTTGAGTTGGGCTGAAAAGACGACCGCAGACGCGGGCGGTATGAGCACGTTTTACGGTCTGCAATCCCTAGCACTTGAATCAACCGCAAGCGCGGGTGAGATCATTGCACGGCGGCGTTGGCGTAAACCCAAAGACAAGTTGCCGGTGCCGTTCCAGGTTGAGATNCTAGAGCCGGATTATCTTGACCACGATAAAAACGGCAAGCTGAAAAACGGCGGTTCGATTGTGCAGGGTATTGAGTTTGATGCGATCGGCAGGCGGGTGGCGTACTGGCTGTTTAAAGAACATCCCGGCGACCTGATGACGTCGACGATTTCATCCAACCGGGTGCCAGCTAAAGATGTCGCGCACATGTACCGGATTGACCGGCCACAACAGGCGCGGGGGGTGCCGTGGGGACACGCGGCTATGTTGGCATTGTATGACCTAGATGGTTTCGAGGATGCTTTTTTGCTACGCCAAAAACTGGCTAACCTGTTTATGGCAGTTGAGTCTGAAACGGACGCCATTGCCAGCGCAGACAGCACGACTACAAATGACTTGGAGGACATTGAACCGGGCATAATCTGGCGACCAAAACCGGGCCGGGAAATGACATTTTCTAACCCACCGATTGCGGCTGAGTATGGCGGCTATGTAGACCGGATTTTGTACAAGGTCGCAGCGGCGTACGGGATCAGTTATCAGGCATTGACTGGTAACTTATCACAGGTCAATTTCTCATCCGGGCGTATGGGCTGGCTGGATTTTCAGCGCAACATTCAACGCTGGCGCAGCAACATGATTATTCCGCAGTTCTGTGAGCGGGTGGCTGGTTGGTTTATTGATGCTGCGGCTTTATACAATGTCAAAATATCGCCCAACATACGGTTCGAGTGGACACCACCGCGCCGGGAGATGATCGACCCGGCCAAGGAAGTGCCACCGATACGCGATGCAATCCGGGCAGGTATAACGAGCCTACCGGCAGTACACCGGGAATACGGTTTACACACGGCGCGGGTGTTGGCCGAGATCGAGGATACTAATAAAACCTTGGATGGTAAGGGTATTGTACTTGACAGTGATCCGCGTATGGTCAGTAAAGCCGGGCTATCACAGCCACCGGGGACAACACAACCGGATTAAAATAAATACACAGCTGCTTAACAGCGGTTTTTTATGCACGGAGAAAATATATGACTATCAAAATCGAGGCCAAGGGCGACAAGGCACAGGTCGACAAGTTGACGGCGTTATCGGCGAGGGGTTTTTTACCGAGGGCGTGACGTCCAAGCAATTCAGGGAGGACATTGCTGCACTTGGCGATGTGACTACGATTGATGTATCAATCAATTCTCCGGGCGGTAATGTTTGGGATGGCATTGGAATTGCCAATATCCTGCAAGCCCACGGTNCCACTATCAATACCCGCGTGGATGGTCTGGCCGCGTCTATTGCGTCCGTCATTGCGGTTGCGGGTGACAGTCTAACTATGGGTATTGGCTCAACTATGATGATTCATTCACCGCATGCGCTATTTTCTGGCAACGCTGAGGAAATGCGTGCTATGGCTGACACACTCGACAAGGTTGAGGCCGGTATGCTGGATATTTACGCAACCAGAACCGGGCGGGACCGGCAGGAAATAAAGAGCCTGTTGGATGCAGAAACCTGGTTTACCGCACAAGAGGCCGTGGATGCGGGCTTTGCTGATGAGGCGGTCAAGTCCACAAAGAAACCCAATGCGCAAGCGTCATGGCAAACGGTCATGGCGATGTTTAAAAATGCACCCGAGTTATATACCCCGCAGACATCTGCGGGTAAACCCCAGTCGGCGCAAGCCGGCGCAAAGCCCAAGGAGGCAACCATGAAAGATAAAGCACCTGCGCCGGCGCAACCGGCAGACAATTCCGCAGCGATTGCGGATGCAGCAACCAAGGCACGCACAGCAGAACGTGAGCGTGTTGCTGAAATCACGTCATTGTGCAACAAGTTTGAGATGGGCGCGGAATTTACCGCCAAGGCGATTGAGGATGGTACAGAAATCACCGACCTTAATGCGCAAATTCTCAATGCGAAATACAACGATACCGCAGGTTCATCGCCTGTTCCGGAAGAGGATGAGCGTGACAAGTTTATTGTCGGCGCTGAAAAAGCCATTCTGTTCCGCTCTGGTCTGGAAAAACGCGAGGCCGGTAACGAGTTCAACGGCATGACCCTGCATGCTCTGGCTGGTGTGGCACTGACCCGCTCAGGGATAAGCGTTAGCGGTATGAGCCCGGATCAGGTAGCGCGCAAAGTGTTGGCGTCAATGACAACCAGCGATTTCCCACACATGTTGGGCAACACGGCCGGCAAAGTGCTACGAGCAGCCTATGACGCATTTCCGTCAACCTGGGCATCCTGGTGTGGCGTGCGTGATGTTTCTGATTTTAAACAAGTCAAAAATATCCAGATGGGTGCGTTTGACAGTCTCGCGCTGAAGCCAGAAGGCGGCGAATACTCATTCGGGTCTCTGACTGAAGAGTCTGAAACGAATATCGCGCTGACAAAGGGCAAAGGTTTAATCCTGTCACGCGAAATGATCGTTAATGATGATCTTGGCGGTCTTAACCGGCGTACTCGATACATGGGCGCGGCAGCGGCTCGGACTATCAATTCGGACGCTTATGGCGTGTTGAATACCAATGCCGCGCTGAGTGATAGTGTGGCTTTGTTCCATGCAACGCACAGTAATCTGGCAGGTTCTGGTGCGGCCATTGCAGCGGCAACAATATCTGCCGCCAAGTTGGCAATGCGTACACAGCAGGACGCGAGCTCAACGGAAACGTTGAATATCATCCCGGTATATTTGTTGGTCCCGGTTGCACTCGAAGATACTGCAAAGACGTTCATATCGTCTGAAACAGACTTCAGCAATTCCAATTCCAAAAAACCAAACGTACACCGCAATTCGCTGACAGTTATCAGCGATCCGAAATTGGATGGCACCAGCGCAACTGCCTGGTATGTTGCGGCTGACCCGATGGTGGCAGAGCTTGTACAGGGCGTATTTTTGGATGGTCAGCAATCACCGTTTATCGATGATGATATTGATTTTGCGACCGATGCGCTGCGCTTTAAGATCCGTCTTGATTACGGCTTTGCGGCTGTTGATTTCAGGGCAGGCTATAAGAACGCTGGTGCGTAAACCCTAACCAATCCGGAACGGCTCAGGCCGTTCCGGGTTATCCGTTTTCATTTTTAAAAAAGGATCAATATCATGGCTACAAATTAACGTTGAAGATGGCAAGGTCATCAATCACACAGCTACCGGTACTATTTCATCCGGCGACGTTGTTGTTTTAAAACATCAGATCGGTATTGCATTAAGTGATGCCGTCAGTGGTGACGTTATCGCTGTTGCCCTTGAGGGTGTTTTTTCCAACATTCCCAAAGTCACCGCGGCGGTTTTCGTGGTGGGTGAAAAACTCATTTGGGATACCAGCGTGTCGAAGTTTGACGACTCGTCCGCAACCCCGGCTACCGGTGGATATTACCGGCGCGGTTGTTGCATGGGTCGCTGGTACAAGTTCGGATACAACCTGTACTGTCAAACTGACCAACGGCAACGCTACGCTGACCTAAGTATGAGTGGGTGGCCTTCGGGCCACCCCTTTCCTGATGGATTTTTCAGCACTTGACCGGACGGTATTGCAATCGCTGCAAATGCCCGATGACGCCACGACCTATTACACGCCGGTTGGTGGCTCACGCGTTGCGCTTACCGATGTGATATTCCGTTCACCGGCTGCGCCGATTGAAGCTGATGACCTGGTGTTTGAGGCTGTCGGACCACAGTTTTCCGTGCATCGCGCTGACGTTCCCAACCTTGCGGAAGGTGATATTTTCGAGCGCGCTACAGTCAATTATGTCGTGACGGATGTCATTAAAGATGAGGGTTTTATGTGGTTTGCAAATTGTAGGTTGGCATGACGTTACTAGCTGAAACCATCATGACAACCGTTGTCAGTGTCCTAGACGCCGGCATGTCAGCAACTGTTTACCGTGGGCGGGTGGATGCGATTGCGGATGACAACCTGCCCGCTGTTTCCGTTTTCCAGGGATCAGAAAGCCCGGCTGACGAGGACGGGCGGCTGAATGTTGCTGTGATTGATGAATTGCTAGAGGTCCGCACTGAGGTTGCTGACCGTGGTACCAGCGCCAATATCGAAACCAGCCTCAACGAATTACGCAGACAGATCCACTTGTTATTGATGGCCGAGAACCCGCTCAGCCTCGCTTACATTCTTAACATCATTCCAGCGGGCGTCAATGAGCCGGTTATAGACGGGACATCCGATAAATATACCGGCACCATGACAATCAACTGGATTATTCACTACCGACACAACCAGGCAGACGCAGGATTAGCACCATGAGCAGACAGCAAAAGAAAGTAGTACCAAGGGAGGGCAAGTCCGTGACTTTACCCGCACCGAAACGCGCTAAGAAATCGAAGGAGAAATCTGATGAGTAAATTAGTTAGGAAGCGAGTAATCACGGCAAAAGTTGAATCAACCTATAACACTGACCCAACCCCAGCGGCCACGGATGCGATACTAGTCGAGGATTTAAACTGGTCCCTTGAGGGCTTGCGAATGATTGAGCGTCCTGCAATCCGGTCCTCGCTTGGTGAATTGCAGCAGGTTTATGGTGGCTCACTGATGAGCGTAACATTCAACGCGGAAGTGAAAAACTCCGGCTCTGCCGGTACACCGCCGGAATTGGGCGTGCTATATTTGGGCTGTGCGATGTCTGAAACCATCGTGGCCTCAACATCGGTCACTTACGCTACCCGCAAGTGCTAGTCAAAGTAGCATCACGATTTATATTTACGAGGACGGCACGCTTATCAAAATGACAGGTTGTCGGGGCAACGTGAGCTTTACCCTGGGCACCGGCAATAAGATTATGGCGTCGTTTACATTCACTGGCCATTTCACAGGGCCGGCAGATGTATCACTGGTCACACCAACTTACGATTCCACTGTGCCGGTCGCGTTGATTGGCGGCAGTTTCACCGTTGGCTCATATGGCGCGATTATACAGGCGCTTAATTTTGACATGGGTTTGACCATTGAAACCCCGCCTAATTTCAACGCCACGGATGGTTACAGCGAGGTGCTGGTAACGGGGCGTGATGTCAACGGATCCATTGACCCTGAACAAACGCTGGTAGCGACTAAGGATTTCATGGGTATTTTCAAAGCCGGTACGACTATGGCACTGGATACGGGTGTTATCGGGTCAACGGCAGGCAACAAGGTCCAGATCACCATGCCCGGTATTTACTACCGCAACATTTCGCCGGGTGAGCGCCAGGGTGCACAGGTTTATGACCTGCCATTTGGAGCATCGGAAACCACGACCGACAATGAGGTCAGCATCGCGTTTACATGAGGTTAAACAATGAGACAAAGTATTAAGGGTGTATCGCCTGAATGGTGGACGCTGCCCGGTGATGATGACGATGATCCTGTACAGTTTTACCTTGTGCCGTTGGACGGGCTGGCATGGACGGCTGTGCTGATGGATTCATATAATCCGGATACGGGCGAAATCGGCGGGACCGGGATCATCAGAGCGTTTAGAACGGGCGTCAAAAACTGGCGCAATATCGAGGATGCCGACAACCCTGGAAAGCCGTTGAAATTTTCCAAACAGGCAATGCCGAAGCTTAACCCTGGGTGGATATTTGAGGTTGGGCACCGGGTATTGGAAATTAGCCAGATCAATGCAGAAGAAGCAAAAAACTCCGTCTCGCCGCCGTTATCAGTAAAGAAATAAAGTCTTTCCCGTGTCTACGCGGCGAGTGCAAATGCGTAGATGGACGGCGCGGGGATAGTTGGGCTATTGACGACCTGGATATTGAAACTGACATATGTCCCGCCAAGCTGGTTACAGCGGATAGTTGGGGCATGCTCGATCTTTATCAGCATTATAAATCTGGATTCCTGCCATTTGCCGGCGGGATATTGGCACAGCCTCAAGCGTTTGCGGAAGCCATGACGATCATCGACGCGGAAATAATGAGCGAATAAACAATGTCAAAGACAGTCACATCAAAGTTTGTCCTCAAGGGCGATAACCGGCTCAACAAATCATTTGCAAAAGCCCGCCAGCAGCTTGCCGGGCTTAGCAGGCAGGCCGCCATGTTTGGCGCAATTGCCGCTGCCGCCGGTGTTGCTGTTGTGCGCTCACAAGCAAAACAGATTGATGTACTTGCAAAGACAGCAGACGCGCTGAGAATATCAACCGAGAGCCTGCAGGCATTGCAGACGATGGGCGAATTGGCTGGTGTCGGCGCTGAGGACTTAAATAAAAAATTAGAAAAGATGCAAAAAAATCTTGGTCAGATGGCGCGCCAGGGCGGTGTTATGTCCGAGGCTTTATCTGATGTCGGGCTGAATATAAAAGACGTTATTGACCTGCCGGCTGACCAACAGTTTGAGGCCGTTGCCGGTGCATTAGCCAAGATGCAAAACCAAACGTTGCGGGTATCCATTGCCAGTGATCTGTTTGGCCGCAACGCTGGCAAACTTTTAAAACTGACCGATGAACTTGCCAGCAAGGGGCTTGCAGGTACACGTCAAGAATTGGAACAGTTGGGGTTTGCTATTACACGCAGTCAGGCCGCAGGCGTTGAGCGCATGAATGACGCCATGACTATCGCGAATAAGGCAGCTACGGGATTGGCGCAGCGGATGACAATAGCGTTAGCGCCAGCCGTTGCCGCTATCGCGGAGCAGTTTACAGAGTCATCTAAACAATCGGGCGGGTTTGCTGATGATGTTGCAGACGATACCGAGCGCGTTGCAAAAGCAGCCGGGGTTGTTGTTGATGCTTTAGCAATTGTCGGGAGAACATTTAAACTTGCTTCAAAAATTGGTATCGTTGCATTTGAAACGTTGCGGTTAATTATCGTAGATGTTGCAGACACTATCATTAATGGGCCTAATCGAGCAGTTAATTCATTGCTTGAATTAATGAATAAAATTCCCGGCGTTGATATTGATTTCAAGTTTAATGATGCAATTGTAAACTTTACAGAAGATATAAATATCAGCAAAAGCGTGATTAAACAAGCGCTGGCAGATATTAAAAATATCTTGCTTGAGCCATTACCCAGTGTAGAGTTAGAAAAACGCATCAATGCAATCCGTGAGGAACTTGCAAACTTTCAACGCGACACGCGCAGCGGAGGCAATGAGGATATAGTAAACGGTCTGCAAACACTCACACCTGAACAACAAAAACGTAATGCGTTGGAGCGTGAATACCTGAGTCTGATTAACTCTACACGCACGGCCACCGAAGCCCACCGAGCGCAGATCACTCGAATTGATGAGTTGTTTATCAGCGGGGTGATCCCGTCAGCGGAAGCCTATACCGATATTTTAGAGCGCGTAAATCAACGATTTGAGGACTCTAAAAAGCAGGTTGAAAAACTCAGTGAGTTTGCAACCCAGGCGGCGCGAAATATCCAGACGTCATTTGCTGATTTCCTGTTTGGCCCGTTCGATAAGGGTCTGAAAGGGATGCTGCGCGGGTTTGCTGATACGGTGCGCAGGATGGTGGCCGAGGCCGCTGCAGCGAATATACTTAAATCGTTGTTCGGGGGGTCGGGCGGTATTGCCGGGTTTTTCTCAAAAGCATTAGGGCTTGCATCTGCGTCAACCGGTGGCGGGGGCGGCACTATCGGTTCACCAATGGCAAAAGGCGGGGGGGTTGCAGCAAATACAGCGTTTTTGGTTGGTGAGCGTGGACCAGAGGTTATTGTTCCGCACAGTGCTGGCACGGTCATCCCTAACAACAAAATAGGCGGCCCCAACGTCACGGTTAATATTGACGCCAGACAATCAGATGATCCTGCCCGGCTACTTGCGCTGGTCCCTGTCATCCAATCACAAGTTGAACAAAGCCTGGCGCTTAAACAACGTCGAGGTTTCGCGTGACCGATTACACCTGGCCGTCAGCGGTAATCCCGTCCAGTTGCGCGCTGTCATGGCTTGACAACACGGTTGTTTTCAAATCTCCATTGTCTGGTTCAACCCGCACTGAATCACGTGCTGGCGGGCGTTGGCGGCAATCTATTACCGTACAGGGATTGACAAACAAATCTCAAAGCGCAAATCCGTTGCACTTGCTTGAGGGTTTTTTGTTTCGTTTGAACGGCGCTGAAAACCGGGCTGTGATTAAAGATTTCGCCTATTCTCGGTCAGGTCCGGGTGGTGGTACGCCATTGGTCAGGGGGGCGTCACAAACTGGTCTGGTGTTGATTACAGACGGCTGGCCGGTAAGCACGACTGTATTGTATGCTGGTGACCGGATCGGTATATCCAATCAAATGATTCCACTGGCAGCTAATGCCACCACTGACGGCACCGGTATCGTATCACTCTCCCTCGCTCATCCAATCCGCACCGCACCTGCTAACAATGCATCAATCGAAATAGATGCACCTAACGCACGTTACATCCTCACACATAAAGCGTCATTCTCATCCAAGCCCGCCACTGTAAAAACTGTACTCATAGAGTTTGAGGAAGCCATACCGTGACAATTTCTACTGCCAATAAAGCTGCACTTGAAGCTGTCCATTCCGCACGGATTTATTTTGTCTTTCTGGATTTTTCCGGAGATCCATTTTACGCCTGTACTGGCACAAAAACATACTCGTTTAATAGTCAATCGTGGTTTGGTATTGGTGAGATTGCTGGCATATCAGAAATAACAGATGTTGCTGATATTGCAGCGCGACCCTTAACGCTGTCGTTGTCAGGTGTTGACTCGGCAATCACCACGCCTGTTTTGAGTCGTACAAATTACAAAGGCCGGCAAGCTAAAATTTATCGCGGTCTGTTGGATACTCACGAGGATTTAGTCGACGACCCATATATCATCTGGTCCGGGCGCATGGACGTCGGCGTGATGATGCGCAGCGAGGAAACATACATCGCGCAGATGACCTGTGAGCCGTTGACGGCCAGATTACTACGCGCAAATCTATCGAGATATTCTGATCAGGATCACCAGCTACGCCACCCCGGTGACAAGTTTTTTGAGTTTTTACCGCAAATGGAAAAAAAGGATGTGACCTGGGGAGGCCATCGTATTGCGCCCGCGTCCGGCGGTAGTGGGTGGGGGTTTGGTTTTGGTAATGAGCGCACATTCAGGCGTATGTTCTGATGAATTTATCGAAATACACAGACATTAAATTCGAGTATGGCACGCACGATTGTTTTTTATTTGTCTGCGATATTGTCAAAAATATGACCGGCAAGGATTACGCCAGCAAATACAGATATAAAAACGAGTTTGGCGCATTGAGATTAATAAAAAAACTGGGCGGTTTTGATCGGGCGATGATAAAAATATTTGGCGAATTGCACCCGCCCTGGTCGGCGGTATACGGCTCACCGGTGCTGGTCGGGCGGGCTATCACTGAGCAGGATTCGGTCGGCGCTGCACTAGGGATTTTTGACGGCAGCCAGGTTGTTTGCCTGTCTGATGATGGATTGATAGACGTGCCGGTTCTGGCGTGCAGGGGATGTTGGTATGTCTAAAGTCATCAGAGGGATTATCGGGGTTGGCCTGATTGCGCTGGCGATTATCCAACCGGAGTTTGCCCCGTTTATTACCAGCGCTAACGCGTTGGGTATTGGTCTGTTTGGTGCCTCTCTGGCATTGGGCGCTGTGCTGGAAAAGAGTTTCGCGCTGCAAAACCGGCTGCAGGCGCAGAGCGTGATGGTGCGTTCCGCGGTACAGCCTCAAGAGATATTATACGGGCGTGACAAAAAATCCGGTGTGGTCGTTTATTACGATACGACCGGGACCGAGAATGAATACCTGTGGTTTGTAATTGCGGTTGTAGAGCATGAGATCGACGCCTACGAAACATTATGGATTGATGATATTGCCATAGATATTGCGACCGAAATCGACGGTAGCAACATGGTTACCAACAGCTATTTTGTGGACGCTGACAGCAAGCAACTTGTTAAAGCCGTATTCTACACTGGTGCGCCCGGCCAGGTTGCGGATCCTGATCTTGTCGCGGCGTTTGCCAGTTGGACGACCAGTCATATTGGCTCAGGCGTTGCATATTTTTATGTACGTTGTGAATTGGACAAATCAGAGGGGGGTAACGATCCGGATAACCCCACTGCAAACGTCTGGCACAAGGGCTACCCGCGAGAGATTGCCGTCACAGCGCGGGGTGCCAAGGTCTACGATTCGCGGCTTGATTCTACCAATGGTGGAACAGGTACACACCGGGCTGATGATTCTACGACGTGGGAGTGGTCGAATAACCCTGTCTTGTGCCGCACGGACTATTTGAGGTCCAGCCGTTTTGGGCCCGGTTATTTGAGCACTGAAATGGACTGGACAGTATTTGCTGCACAGGCCACCATTGCAGACCAGACCGTATCAATACCTGGATCAACGACACAAACACGGTATACGCTTAATGGTGTTGTGACGGTTGCGGATACACCAAAAGCTGTGACTGAAACCATGCAGTCAGCAGATCACGGAATAACCTTGTTCCTGCCGGCGGGGATCCAGCCGCGTGTCGGCGGGTGGGATGCGTCATCGTGGACGATCGACGAAACCTGGTTGGCCGGGCCGATGAATGTCACATCCTCTTTATCGATGGACACGGTTTACAATGCTGTACGCGGTCAATACCTGTCTGCTGCCGAAAACTATACAATGATCGAGTTTCAGGCGCGCACCTCAAGCGCGTATGAGACTGAGGACGGCGTGGGCCGTGTCTGGCAGGATGTCACGCTACCGTTCACGGATGAGGAATATACCGCACAGCGGCTTGCCATTATCCAGCTGAAAAAATCCCGGCAACAAACATCCGTCCAGTTGCAATGTAACTTCCGCGCCGAATTAATCCAGCCGTTCCAGGTTGTCACATTGAGCCTGCCCGGTTTCAGCAGCGATACATTCCGGGTGCTGAATAAGACCTCGCCAACTTCCGGTATTATCACCCTGGATTTACGAGAGGAAGTATCTACCGATTGGGATTACACCGTGCCAGATATGGCGACCCCTCCGGTGGTCGTCGGTGTGACACGTGGAACAGCTGTGCCACCACCACCAACCGCGTTGGCCACGGCTTCGGTATCTGGTGGTGTGTTCTTAACATGGACCCTGCCGGCTATGNCNGATNTATCTTATATCGAGGTATACGCTGCTACCACCAACGACCGGGCCACCGCTGTACTTGTTGCGCGTACCATGTCCGAGTCTGTTATGCACGCACTCGCGGAGGGGTCCACACGGTACTACTGGATTCTCTCACGCGGCAAAAACGGGCTGGTATCCACCTGGGAGCCGGTCAGCGCAACGGGTGGCGTGGTGGGTACTGCTGAGGGCGTTGGCAAATCCATTTTTGTTGGCTCGGTTTATCTGCGCAAACCTACAACACCGACCGAGCCGGTCACGGACGACGGCTCATACGCGTTTGACACCAACACACTGACACCACCGAGCATTGCCGGCGGGTCAGCGGATGACTGGTCAATCACAATTCCGGCTGGGGATGATGACCTGTACGTGTCAAATGGCACGTTTGAGGTTACCGGCGCGTTGGGTACAGACTCCACTGTTGATTGGACCGCACCTGTAAAGCTGGTCACAACCAGGCCCATTGAAGTACCCGACATCACACCTGGTTTTGTCGGCGGGACATCTGATTTTATATACACGCTCAATATGCTCAAAACGGATGTGCCGAATGACGGCGAAATCAAGCTGGCCGGCACCACGTTTAACCATCCGGACGGCACTGTAGTAACGACGGTAGCAAACCCGCTACAGATTAATACAAAATACGAGAGTACAACGACCGGCAAGTTCTATATCATGTATACGGCCACGCTACCGACAACCCGGTTTGGCGGGGTGTCAGGCGATTGGTCCAATCCTGAGTCTCACTTTTGCGTCATGACGTATGACGATACCAACGGCTGGCGTGCGCGGGGTAATGACGGGACGTACTACGCTATGACCGTTGTAGCAACAGACTGCATTGTTGCTGTATGTCAAAAAACCGTTGCTTCCGGCGGTATCAACACGCTGTATGATTTGACCGGCGGTTTGTTTGGTAACTCTATCGTTGTTGCAAACTGCTACAAGCGCAGCGCGTCAGCACCCTCAACCCCTACTGGGGGTTCATACGATTTTTCAAGTACGACATTAACCCCACCGTCAGGCTGGTCGGATACTGTACCATCAGGGACAGACCCACTATATGTATCATCCGCCGCTGCCGAGGCTGTCGGAACGGGTGGTGTAGACAGCTCACTAACCTGGTCAACACCGGTCATCATGGCGTCAGATGGCGTTGATGCGGTGCAGTATTACATCAAAGCGTTGACCGGGACCGCAATCAAAAACTCAAGTGGTACGCTGACGGTTGAAGCGCACATGGTTACCGGGTCCAGTGACGTTTTGTTGTCCAGTGGGACAATACAGTTGTATGTCGGATCAACGCTGGTCAATGTTGCCAATGGCTACGCGACTGGCTCAGATGGTTATACCGGTGTATTCGATTCAGGCGATATATCAGGCGGTGTGGTTGTCGAATTAAAAGACGGGGCCGGTGGTACGAAGCTTGATACAATCACATTGGTTGATATTACCGATGGCGGCGATGCAGTGTGGGGCTATATCGAGCCATCCGCGCCGCTGGCCTGGACACTTGATACAGACCAAACGACCTGGACACCGACCGCGACCACGGTCGATCTGGATTGTACATTTGTCCAGGCGGGTGCTGATGTTGCGCGCCAGGGCTGGCGCATTACACGATCATCGTCAGGCATATTGACGGGGGCATCGACTACTCACCCGAGCGGCGACTTAAATACCGGCAGAATAACTGTCACGGAATTGAACGAATCATCACAAGCGATGACTGTAAAATTTGCATATTCATACAGTTCTGATGCTGCCGCAGTTGCAGAAACAGTCATCACCTCAATGACCGGCTCTACTCCGGTTTCGGTGTCTTTATCTNATCAATCCCAGGTTATCNCGGCAGATATTGAGNGTTTCAACTATACGACATACGTTGACACCAATACCTATATCAGCAACACCGACGGCGATTTTGAGGTGATGCAGGGGGATACTGACCTTACCGGCACGATCAACGATATGTATTTGCAATCTGGCGCAGACGGCTGGACGACAACCGGACAATTGCAAACGCAAACGCTCAACGGTGCGATTTTTGAAATAGACCGAGACACCGGCCATTACCGGGTAAAAGTATCCGGGACAAACTCTTACCGGCAATGGACCAGTGATACCGAGTCTGTGACCCTGCAAGTTACTGTCAACAGCATAGTCTATAAACGCTCATTCACAATATCAAAAAGCAAGTCCGGGGTCTCAGAGTCAGTACAATTAAACATCAGACCGTGGGGATATAACGACGGTATATTTGATTACGACGGCGGCTTACGTTTACATTCCAACAGCTATCAAAAAGTCATCACAGGAGAAATAGGAGGCACGCCCACATGGTCAAATGACCAACTATGGCGACTATCAGGATCAAGTTCCGATTATGAAGTCAATGTGACATTTATGTCTGGCGATGCGCTTGATACAGCAAGTTCGTACGATACGTGGCTTGCACTGAGTACTACACGTAGCTGGTATTACAACGGTAGCAGTGCTAAACAATGCACACTGAAAGTTGACATCCGCAGAGCCTCAAGTGGTCAGGTTTTAGTGTCCGAAATTGTTGTCGCAACGACAGATAATAACCCTGTGTGACGTTTTATTGTCTTGTCAATTTCATCTGCAAGTATTCAAAATCGCGCGGTCGCATTTTGTGGGTGCCAGCCTCCCAGTTATAGACCGTCTGGCGATTGGTGCCCATAATTTTAGCAACCTGGATCACAGACAGACCCGCTGATTCGCGGGCCTGTTTGATTTGTTGTGGTGTTGGGTTTGTCATGATGTAACCCGCTCACCGTCTTGGTTGTGGATGGTGGCGCCGTACCAT